GGGCGGATATTCCAGCTTTACGCCATAGTCACTGACATTTGCCAGGTTGTCTGTCTTGAAGAGCTTCTCCAAGCACGGGAAGAACGACTGCATCGTCTTCATTGACCACGCGGATCCGTCCAGTCTGGGCATACGATGAATTTTCATCTGTACAGATGTCGTTCTCAGATCCTTTCCCATTATGAGATGTCTCGGTGATGAATGCAGAAAAATAAACGACAGTGAGAACAAGATGACACAAAACTTCAATCTTAAGAAGTTCAATATGGACATGATCAAAGAACGGTGTGGAATGGACTCGCGGAAAAGTCCTATGATCGTGATCATCGGAAAGAAGGACACGGGCAAGTCCTTCTTAGCACGTGACCTGCTCTTCAATGTTCAGGACTCCTTTCCGGCGGGGATGGTGATTTCACCCACAGAGGCTGTGAACGAGTATTTCCAATCGTTTGTCCCCTCCAAGCTGATCCATGATAAATATGAGCCTACCAAAGTACAGGCATTTATCAAGCGCCAGTTTCAAGCAAAGCAACGGTTCCTGAAGTCCAAAGCCTCCGGACAACCGTTTGATCCCCGGGCGTTCTTGATTCTCGACGACTGCCTGTACGCAGCCAAGGAGTGGATCAACGAAGAGTCGACTCGGTTTGTTTTCATGAACGGTCGGCACCTTGATATGCTGACCATCATCACCATGCAGTACCCACTCGGTATTACACCGAATCTGCGTACCAACGTGGACTTTGTCTTCATTCTGCGCGAGAATATCCTGGGGAATCGTCGTAGAATTTACGAGAATTACGCAGGTATGTTTCCGACGTTTGAAATGTTCTGTGATTTCATGGACCAGTGCACAGAAAACTACGAAGGACTGGTCATCTGTAACAACGTACCCTCCAACAAGCTTGACGACCAGGTCTTTTGGTACAAGGCGTCAGAGCATCCGCCGTTCAGACTTTGCGACTCTTCCTTGTGGAACGATAACCGCCCTTTCCAATCCGCAATGCTCGCCGCCGACGAGTATAACTCGACTTCAATGAGGAAGAAGAACGCCCCGCCTTCCGTTTGGGTAAAGAAGACCGGCGGCGAATAGATCCTCCGCTATCCTCCTCTTGGTCGCTGTAGATGTATTCCTGATCGTCGTTTACCGATGGCGCAGGCGCAGGCGGCGGAGACGGTGGAGGGGGCGGCAGGGGTGGAGGGTCAAGCCACCGATTAAGTTCATCGATTGTTCTAAATCCAATCACATCCGTAATAACTCTCTTATTTGTGTCGGGTTGTATACCACCTGTAGTATACACAAATAGTCTGTTCGAAGGATTTGACAAGATCGCATAGTTATGCGGACTCGTAACGCTTTTACCTGAACCAAAGTCTACATTGTGCCCCCTCGTCACTTGACCCATATCTGGGTCAATAAACGCATGATTGGTCCTGTCGAATGTAGTGCCGCTATCTGCAAGACTGATCGGGTTTCCAGGGGTCGCCGGAAGATAGTTAAACACAACGATGTGATTGGGACTGAGCGCAAGAGCATCGGTAACACTGAGGTCATCCAGATCCACAAAATCACGAACGAGCTCTTTTCCAGTTATAACGCGGAGACGCCCGCCTTTTACCGATCGACGTGCAGATCGTACCATGCTTATTATTGTGCACCTTTTAATCGCGGTGCGCACCCTCACTGGGGTGCACCGGTGCCGCGGCATCCTCCAGCGACTTCTCGGCCGCATTTGCCTTGCGACGACGCTCGTTCTCCTCCTTCTGCGCCTTGATCGACTCCTCGCGCTGCTCCGCGAAGAAGAGCTCCTTGTTGGACTCGTTCTCCTTGTACTTGCGCATCAGCTCGTTCAGTTCCTTCTCGGCATACTCCACCTCAGGCATCAGGTGTTCCGAGGGGTCCCACGGCAGCCACGCACCCACCTTCCCAATGTACAGGTTGTCCTTCGGGTAGCGACGCTGAAGAACCTTGGCAAACATCTGCGTCTCCTCCACCGTAGCAAACGAGCGACGGACCTTGACACCGCGGATGTTCGTGCGGAAGTCAACCGTGTTGTCGTACGTCTCTTGGAGCTCCTTCTCATTCTTCAGGAGGAAGATCTGGTACTGCTCGTGGATATCCGTCTTCTTGACCTCCTCCTTGCGAACATTCACAAAGTCAGATGCATCTTTTAGCAGATCATCAATCTTGACCGAGTACTTCTTAGACAGGAATGCCATGAAGTTCTCAAGTCCCTTGACCTTCCACTCATAGTCCATCCACGACACGAACTTCTCAAACATAAACTCCTCCTTCTGCTTAATCACCTTCTCGGGGCTGATAAAGGACACCACGCAGTACTTCTGGGTCGGGATCTCCGGGTCCTCGTCGAGGTAGTCGATCGGTCCATCCTCATCGCGCTTAGGGAGTTCAGTGCGAGGCATTTACTCTTTTCATCGGTTCCTTTGAAAGTCCTTTCTCCGCAAGAACATAAATGTACGACATCTTTACGACCGCGTACCTCTTCTTTCTGCTGTGCCCTGGTGTCCTCCTGTCCCTTGGACCGACCACGATGATGGCGGCGGCCATCCACGCGGTTGTGTTCTTTGTGATCCTGCAATACCTGTCCCTGTATGTTCCTTGGTGGGTGGTGTGGGCTGTTGGTGTGCCGCTTGTAACGTACAAGGTGTATTCGGGTGGCATGTAAAAAATCTTCGGACTATAGAACCAAACAAATGGATTCTAAGCCGAAGCCCACCCCCTCTGCCGGTGTTGATATGGCCGACCTTGTAACTCGCCTTGTGAAGTACCTCCTCGAGGGTCTCGCGGTGGCCATTGCCGCCTTCGTCCTGCCTGGCAAGACGCTCAAAGTTTCCGAGGTTGGAATGATCGCCCTCGTCGCCACTGCCACGTTCGCCATCCTGGACATCTATGCCCCTAGCGTAGGTGCTTCGGCTCGTACCGGTGCCGGATTCGGAATCGGTGCCAACCTGGTCGGATTTCCTCGGGTCTAAATAATGGAGTTGCCAGAACAAGACGAAGCTGATTTATTTGCATATGTACTAGCTGACTATTCGGACACAAAGTGCCCGCGTGCGTGTATGGATCGCATCCCAGACATCATCAAACGCGCAAACCAAAGACTTTCTGGTGTTACCGTATATCGCGGTCACACCAAATTTAAGAAGACAATTGAATTTACAGTAGGACGAAAAAACTTTATGTCTACATCGCTTGCGCGTAGATCAGCCGTCAACTTCACGGATTTTGTCGGACAAAGCAACTTTTCTCAGGTAGAACCGTTGATTGAATGTTGTTTGTTCACGATTCATTTGGACGATGCGCTAGCGATTGATCTTTCTAAGGTATCGTTTGACCGCGCTTTTGCAAGAAGATTAGATCATCTTATTGCGGTTAACCCAGATCCGTTGCCCACCGACCGGGTTGAACGATTCAAACACCACCTTCGCAACGAAGCAGAGGTGATTGTGCTTGGGGGCGGGACGTTCTATCAAGATGCTGAAAAGAAAACACCTGGCTTTTTATTACTGCCGGTTCCGGAAGATCAGGTGGCGCGGAGGAAGGCGGCGATTGAGAAGGGGCGTATGTTCGACGATAAAGGAAATTCTGGATTGTATGAAACGTGGTATACGACCCCTGCTGCTGCAGGTAGACGTACTCGCCGGAGACGGCGCCACACAACAAAAAATAAATAGATACGAGCTGTGGGGATCGAACCCACGCGGCTTTCGCCAACAGATCTTAAGACTGTCTCCTTAACCACTCGGACAAGCTCGTTATGTGACCCTCAACCCAGCAACTAGGTGTGACGCCAACGTTGTGGTCAGCAACGTTCCGTAATTGTTTTGTGTGAGCTGCATTGTACCCAGAGCGAGAACGCAAACCGGACTTGATGTAGAGACGAGAGTGTAGACGATTTCTCCGAGTGTATGAGGGACACAGAATGTGTCGTAGACCCTTGATGCCGCAAAATGAACCACATAGTTGCCCACGACTGCCAGGATACCCTTGGTGACGATTGCTGCGACCCCTTCCATTTACCACTTACCTGCCACTTAGAATGTAATGGAAACAACTTCCATTTTCTTAGTACGCCACAATGGTCGTTGGATCAAGATTCAGCCCCGTCCATTTGAACCCGAGAGAATGACAACGGACATTGCATGGATGCAGATCAAGGAGAAAATAAGCCCAGAAGAAGCCTATCTGCGCTGGTTTGAGTTGCAACGTAGAATTTCTCGTGTTCTCAAGTAATGAATACAATCTTGGTCGTTCTTGCACTTACTCTCATCGTGTATCTTGTGTGGAGACTGTGGAAGCCCTACCTGAAGTCAGCACCTAAGCGCGAAGTCCAAAAGGACAAGGCAAACCTCTACTTTTTCCATACAGACTGGTGTGGACACTGTATCAAGGCAATGCCCGAGTGGGAGAAGCTCGAAGCGGGTCCTCGTACATTTGGAACAACCGAGGTGTCGTTTGTTCGCGTCAATGCAGAGAAGGATCGCGAAACATCCGACTTGTATCAAATTGATTCCTACCCGACCATCAAGCTTGAGACATCTACGGGACTCTACACATACGACAAGACCCCAACTGCTGCCGGATTAACTGACTACCTCAGGCAGACGTTTGGCAATGAATCGTGAGACATTCGCATATCCATATTCAAACAACTCTTTCTTATCGTCGTCTGTCAGCTGTTGAAGGATTGAAATCCGATCATTCTTGAACCATACAACATTATCTGGTTGGGACTCTGTTCTGACCGCCTCATACAATGTTGCAGCATAGTCTGTGATCGACATTGTTTGGAGTCGCTCAGGCGTTATATTGAACTCGGCGCGACTGATGTGAAACACCAAACACTCGGGAGGAACCACCTTGTGAATGTTATGTGCATAGACGCCGCCGTCCACATATACATTGTTGAAAATAACAGGCGGATGAAACACGAAAGGAAGACAACACGATGCCTTTAGTCCGGCAAGGACGGGTACATTTCCAGTCAGAAAAATAGACTTCCGAGTTGTCAAATTTGAAGCAAGAATATATAACTTCTGTGGCGCATCACCAATGACGGCATTTCGTAGATCGACACCTTGTTCATCAAATGCCGACAAGACAGCCTTTTCAAATGCATCCATCGGAAACAGTGCCTTTTGCGTGGTGAATGACGTAATAGACGTCAGATTAATCGACGGAATCACGGATGACAGATTGAACCCCGTCTCAAACATTAGGCGGATCCCCGCGATTGGAATCTTGTATGCAACTGCAGTCGCAAGAACGGCGCCGGCAGAACAGCCATAGATCCCGTCTGGAAATACAAGAGGTTGTGTTTTTTCGAGTGCAGCCAATCCTCCAACCATCATTCCACCTCGTACTCCACCACCTCCGAGGGCAATTGCTCGAAACATTCTTACAATGAGTATGTAAGGATGCTGAAAGCCCGTGATGTATGGGACGAACAAGAAGATCGCCGTGAAAAACGCATGCGCGCCATGAGACCCGTGTTGTCCCAGCTCTACGGTCAAATCCGCAAACAAGCCACGCATTCACCCAATGCACCGTATATCGTCTTTGAAATTCCCGCCTACGTCTTTGGATATCCCCTGTTCCAAATGACCGAAGCCCGTGAATACATCATGAATGTATTGTCCCAAGGCGGGTACATGGTGTGGGTGATTGACGAAAAATATTTGCTGATTTCCTGGCTTAAGACGGCGGGTAGCAAGATAAACCAGCACCGTCCACCGCTCCTCACAAACTATCGTCCCCAAGTGTACGATCCGTCAACTCTTGGAGCAATGCGTTGATCTCTGTTTGAACTCCGAGATCGAAGATCAAAAAGGAAAAATACGCCAGTCGGGAATCGAACCCGAGTCACACCGATGGCAACGGTGCATTCTACCACTGAACTACTGGTGTGAAGGATACTAGGCTGTCAAAAGGTAGATCCATTTTAGACGCCCTCAAGCCCGCCGGCTTATCTTTCTACGGAGTTTATTCTTTAACTTGTTTACCGCACGGCGTGTTCTTTTGCGACGAGCCCCAACATATGGTAGGCCTCCGTTGTGATACTGTGCTCCTACCTTTCCTGTCAGGGTAAACTGCTTAATATCTTCCCAGTTCTCAATTTTATTGCTATCCTTTGCCGCGACTCGGTGTGCCAAGGTGATGTGCGGTATTGCGTTGCTTGATCTGTAGCCATCAACCTTCAACGCCCATGCATCATTGCTCTTACCAATCTGTGTAACAGTGAGAGTCACCTCCGTGCCAGTATCTTTTGGCAATTCGGTATCTTTTTTCCCAACGTCAATTGTCATGTGGTCACCACTCCACGTCCAGCCATCCGGGAGTTGATCATCATATTTGTCGTGAAGTATTTTCTTAGACGCGGCATCTAAGAAAACTCCAGTATAGGCGATCTTGGACATCTATGTTGATATACAGAAAAAAAAGGTTACATCTGCCGGGAATCGAACCCAAGTCACACCGGTGGTAACGGTGCATTCTACCACTGAACTACAGATGTTGTGATTGTGCCTGCCAGGACTTTAACCCGGATCGCGTTTCCCGTACAGGAGACGAATCTAATTGAATTTACAGGCACGCCCATCTTCTACTTGAGTGAGAAAAAGAAGATCCATTTTGGACGGCACTACGCTCGCCGACTCATTCTTTTGCGAGACTTCTTTGGATGTTTTTTGAACGCACGGCGACGTCTTGTTCTCCTGCCACCCGGGGGACCGAGTGGCAGTGCCACCGCGTTCATCCGCCTTACCGCTGCCTGATAATCTGGATCATTAGCTGTCACGAGCCGATTATTTTTTATAGTTTCATACCCAGGTATTGTAGCTTGATTGAAAGGCTGAGTTTGAATGTCGGGAGTGGGAGCTATGTTTTCAACTGTAAAGTTATAGATTGTCCCCTTTGTGGCGGTTGGGGACTTCATGTACTGCCAGAGAACAACTCGTTTTGGGATAAGAGGAACTGTATCTCTGGCAGCCGTTAACTCTCTGACAAGCAAACGAAGAAGCGCAATCATGGTAGCGTGTCCAAGATCATTCGGCTGTTGCTGACTACGTACCTCATACATGACACGACCCTCAATGCATCGATTCACTCTGTCAATTGCATTATTGTAACCAAGAATAGTGTTATCTGCCAGAAGTTTATTAAGATCCCTTACAAGAGTTTCAAAATTCTCTTCACATCTAGTGGGATCATGATAAGAATATTGAGCTAGAACAATCTCGTTTGAAAGATCCTCATGTGCATCGGCGTCGGTAGTAATCGGGATAGGCGGGTCACTGTATGCACCCTTTTTAGTTACAGGTCTTTTTGTACCGTCTACTCCTTTGAGAACATCCACTAACCGTTTTTTAATCCCGACCTTTTTATCAGCACCTAGTGCATCATATATTACACTTTCGTTTGGGTTCGCTGCCAGGTGGGCTGCCAAGAACCTAACATCTCTGCTCTGAGCCATTACTACCTGACTTGACAAAAAATATTCACATCTATGTAATGGTGCTTATTCACGTAGTTGATGCCAATAGGTCACCTCTTACCGTTCAAACGGGGAGAGATATCATGATTCCAGGCTCACTGTTAAAAGGTAGGCCTGAGCGACTGAGGATTCCAGACGAGTTTCGCGGAGACGATAAGGACCCCGTCGATCTACCAGCTACTTGGGCCGAATGGCAGGCTGCTCATCCACAGTATCCCCTTGCCCAGATACGAGACATTGACAGCAAACATCGTCAGTATATTTATGCGCCCTTGCCGGGATTTAAACCTGTAAGTGGAACATGTGAACCAAAAGAAGATCCGGTCGTTTGTGCTGCCCGCGAGCTATGGGAAGAAACAGGTCTTGATCTACGATCGACGCCTGATCGGTTTGTTCCAACACACCGCGACTTTACCGTTACTGTTTCAGCTGACGAGAAGGCTCAGATACGAACCACGCTTAACGCACGGATCACAGAAAGAAAGGGCGAGATTTTTGCATTTCGGTGGGCTCCTCCTGGAGGACGACGCACACGCAGAAAAAATGGAAAGCGCCATCGCAAAACAAAGAGACGCATATGAGCTGTGACCATGAAGTTGTGGTCAATGATGGTGAGCGCGTGTGCACTCTCTGTGGGACGATTCTGGGATCTGCTATTGATGAGGGAGCCGAATGGCGAGTCTACGGCAATACTGAAGACGACCCGTCCCGAACGGGGACGATCACGAGCGAACTCCTTCCTGATTCATCCTACGGATCGATGATGATGCGCCGTCGGGGTGGACAGCAATCAGAGGAAGGAAAGTCCATTGCAAAACTGTCTGCGTGGTCGTTCTCGAGTCACGGAGAGAGGTCCTGGATGGGCATCTTTGATGCGATTCAACAGTCGTGTGTGCGCGCAGGATTGCCCAAGGCGATTGTCATGGATGGCTGTGCAATGTTCAAGAAGGTAGAGGATGCCCAGAAGACCCGTGGAGAAACTCGTAGGGCCCTGATGGCAGCGGCGATCTTCACCTCCTGTCGCCAGCACGACGCAACCAGGACCCATGAAGAGGTGGCTGCCCTCTTCCACGTCTCCATCCGATCTCTTTGCAAAGCACTGACTCGATTTACGGATAGTGGATCGAACGTGCTCAATACCCAGCTGGGGATTGCTGAGCGCATCTGTGCAGAGATGGACTTGTCGGATACAGACCGTGATGCAATCGTTCTGATGCTCCAGGGCTTACCCGAGATGGAGCACACACCCAAGACGATCGTAGCTGGAGTGGTGTGCTCGGTACTGGGTGGTCAAATTGCCAAGGTCTCAGCAGCCTCGGGCGTCTCGTCGGTGTCCATTCGCAAGATTGTGGAGAAGTTTAGGGCATCGGCAAGTACGTGATCGAATAGTCATAGATAATTGTAGATCCCGTACCGTTTGTAACATCAATATTGCTGGATGACGGACCAATGTACGTAGTTCCGCTATTCGAAGACACCAGAGGCAAGAGTGTATTAACACCTCCAGTTGCCGTAACAAGTACAATCTGTGCCAGATAGTTCGATGACGCAAACGTGTCCTGTGCAGACACGATTGTGATTCCCTTTTTCCATGTCCCAACTGTAACTCCTGATCCAGGTCCAACTGAGACCGTCCCGCGTTTTGAAAAGAACCCACCTGTTACTTGTAGAGTTGCATTGCAGCTGGCATATCCCGCCGTGTTACTGATAGACGTAACGCTGTTGCTGTTTGAGTCATGTGTAAAAGTAAGGACACCGTATCCGTCGGAGACTCGCATATCTCCATTGACGTCCAGCGTATAGGTACCCGGAAGAGTGTTAATTCCAAGATTTCCGTTGTCTGTGGGTCCGCCGATGCGTGTGTATCCATTCACATCTAGCGTAATGTACGTTGATGGACTTGTCAGTGCAGTTGTATTTATGCCAACCCGATTGTTCACAAGATCTCCTCTGAACAATGTATTGGATCCGCTCCCAACGAGAAGGGTGTTGGAGACAGACGTGCCTCCATTGGAAATGCCCGGTCCGATAAAGATATTGTTGGAGCCGCTGGCAATCCCGGTATTGGCACCAATGTAAATGTTTGAGTTTCCACCGTTCAGGGTATTGGCTCCGATTGAGATACTGTTTGCGCTTCCGATGGCACCAAATCCGGCACGTTGTCCAAGAAACACCGAGTTTGTTACATTTGATGTTGACCCACCGGCGCCAGTTCCAACAAATGTGTCGTTGGAGTTGCTCGAGCTTACCAGAACAGAGTACTCATTTCCCGCACCCACACCCACGTACACGTTCGACCTCGAGTCACCAATCTTTGCAGCGTATGCGGTGACCGTATTTGCAGAGACCGTATCGACATTCGTCAACTCAAGCCTTGTCCGATAGACATTGCTAGTGACATCCCAGATAAATGTGGGACGAAACACATTTGTCAATAGGTTTTGGACGCCAGTTGTACTGCTCATTGTAGTAACCGGAGACAAAGGTTTAAGTGTATTCTCCGCTATATACATAGCAATGTCCTACACTCTCTTCCCTATCAAACACTCCGAGCAACACCTCTACAAGATGTACAAGCAGAGCGTCGCCGTGTTTTGGACGCCGGACGAGATTGACTTCAGCAAGGATCAATCCGACTGGGCAAAGCTGACCGCTGATGAGAAGCATTTTATTGGACGCGTGCTGGCATTCTTTGCTGGATCGGATGGCATCGTAATGGAGAATCTTGTCACCCGTTTTCAGGGTGAAGTGGACTCCCAGGTGGTGAAGCTGTTTTACTCCTTCCAGAATGCGATGGAGGGCATTCACTCGGAGACGTACTCGCTGCTGATTGATACGTATGTCAAGGACGAGGATGAAAAGGCTAAGCTGTTCAATGCCATTGAAACCATCCCGTGTATCGGCAAGAAGGCAGAGTGGGCGCTGAACTGGATGGGGTCTGACAAGTCCTTTGCCACCCGCCTGGTCGGATTTGCCTGTGTAGAGGGCATCTTCTTCTCGGGTGCCTTCTGCTCCATTTTTTGGTTGAAGAAGCGTGGTCTCCTTCCGGGACTGACCTTTTCCAACGAGCTCATCTCTCGCGATGAGGGTCTGCACACGCAGTTTGCCGTGGCTCTGTTCCACACGCTGAATACCAAGATATTCGAGGACACGGTTCACGAAATCATCAAGGAGGCGGTGGAGCTGGAGAAGGAGTTCATCTGCGATGCCTTGCCGTGTTCCTTGATTGGCATGAACGCAAAGATGATGAGTCAGTACATTGAGTTTGTGGCGGATCGGTTAGCGGTCCAGTTGGGCACGCCGAAGATCTTTGGTGCGCATAATCCGTTTGATTTTATGGATTTGATCAGTTTGGAGGGCAAGACCAACTTCTTTGAGAAGAAGGTATCCGAGTATTCTCGTGTATCGTCATCGGATCCGATCCGGTTGGACGCAGACTTTTAAGCGGTTGCCGTGTTTGCCACGGCGGTTGTCGACGGCTCCTTCTTCACCGCCATGCCCTCGCGCATGAACACGTAGTAGACTGCGGCGAGCACGATCAGGATCCACCCCCACTTAGGAATCGTAGGCATCTTCATTTATATTTCAATGAAGATATAAATGGGGGACGAGGACCCATCACCACAGACAAAAAGAACGTATCACGTTAAATTGAGACTGTACTACACGCCCGTGTTAACCGCGGGGAAAAAGACAATCGTTACACAGTATTTCAAAGAACAGCTGAACTGGAACTTTTCACCTGACGCCGTCGACAGTGTCAAAAGGGCCAATGTTGAGTTTATGGATGTTGATGACACTACAGTTGTACTGGCAGAAGCAGATGTTACGTTGCCGTATCACACGCTTGTGAAACAGCTTGCAGTTGAGTATGATCACATGCTTGTAAACAAGTTTAGAGATCTGGATGGCTTAGTCGGACAAGTTCATGAGCCCGGAAGTTCTAGCGTTGTGAATCAAGGAGGGCGCCGAAAGACCAGGAAGAGGCTGATGTCTAGGAAGTATTGCAAAAAAACGCCGTGCAGACGTATGGGGTTCACGCAGAAGGCCAGCTGCCGTCCGTACAAGAACTGCTATCAATGAAGGATCACGTTTCCAGCAGGCGTCGTTGTCTTCTCGTCACCTCCCTTCGACGGCGTCACGGGAACAAAGTTCTCCGTGGAGATTGACCTCAAAACAAACATAATGAGAAACGACACAACCACAATGACAAGAACATACTTGGCAAGAGTGAACAGCAGTCCCTTCATTGACGAAGAGTTCTTCGCAGCGTAGGCACCAACACCCGATGCAACCATTGTTTCGAGAAAACCACCTCCTTTCTTAGCGGGCATTTATTGAGGAGGCAAGATTACTTCTTTCAGGGAGTCCCTGAAGCAGAGTTTGTTGTATCGGCCGGAGGATCCTCTTTCTTCTTTCCGAACATCATTGCGAGAGCAAAGAAGATGGCAAAGAACAAGACGAGTCCAAATATGGCATAGGCAAAGTACTTGGCGGCTGTCCCGACAACACCCAGAACACTTGAGTTCGGGTTTTGGCGAGCAAGGTACGCTCCCGTTCCAACCAGCGCTGCGCTCTGAAGGGCGTCTCCCACTCCAAATCCATCGTCATCACCTCCACGCATACGACGAGGCATTTACCTTTAGGCGCCGAAAGAAAGGCAATGAATGAGGACGGCATTATCGCACTGGTTGTGGTTGGCTCGATCCTGGTCTGTACAGCCACTGTGATTGTTGGATCCTGGGCGTGCCCACAGACTCGACCGCGACGCGTGTCTGGTTATATCGAAGACGACGAAGTAAATCTCGTTTAAGACGCCACAACCTTTCCCCACCCTCGTATAAATGGAGTTCCTTCACGCCTCGATTGCCCTTCTCGCCTCGATGGTCCTTGTTCTCGCGGGTATGGTCGGTTGGATCTATTGGCAGCAGACTCGCCTCTTCCAGAATATGAATGCAGTCGCCCTTGTGATTGGCGATCTGAACTCGACGCTGATGGCCACGCAGCCGAAGGTGGAACTTGCAACTGTTCCCGAGCCCACGGAGACTCTTCAGCGCGCCGAGATTCCCACGTCGGATGAGGAGGATGATCGTCTGTCCGTTCCGCAAGATGCAGAGGTCGTGGATGGTCCTCCGGCTCCCCTGGATACGGATGGTCTCCAAGACAAGTCCAAGAAGGAGCTTCAGGAGATTCTGACTCAGCGTGGCATCCCGTACAGCAAGTCGGACGCCAAGCCCGTTCTGATCTCGCTGCTCAAGGCTACTGTCTAAAATGGATTTAGGCGCCCCCAGACAAAAGACTCTACCCCGGACAAAATGACAACTCTTCTCGATTTCATATACCACGCGCCCGTGGGGGCACCCACATACTTTGATGTTCTGCCAGTTGATGTTCTTCGCCACGCACTCATTCCATTTCTCGGGTGGGAAGATAGAATTCACCTAAATATGCTCACACCACCGGGAGATCGCACACCGCCAAATAAAATTCCAAAGTCAGCCATTGCCGCGCACCAACTTGCGACAAGTTCTAGAAGCAACATTGAAGAAAAGCTCAGAAAGTTACGGTTTATCCGGGGGCGAAAGTTAACAGATGAAGTAAATGCACTTATCGAAGTTATGAACGCGTTTACATCCGGGCACAATATTCTCGTTTGCCAATATTCCTTACCCATGCGAGAGTTTCTTGAAGAGAGAATTGAATTCTTCTTGAGGCCCGCAGAAATGAGACGGATTCCGCGCAATGAACAAAAAGACAGGTTGCGAGCAGCAATGTCTACTTTGAGTCTCAAGTTGCATCAGAATCCTTTTGTTGAAAACAGTTTGGCAAAAAAGAGCTGGTTGCGAGCCACAGTGCACACAAACGAAACTTCACTCTTTTCAGCAGGAGGAGATAGCACAGGGGTTTCTTATATGCGGTGGCAGGGGGATATTTACACTGAACAAGAGTAAAACATAGAATGAAAGTGATCTCGTTCGACGTAGGCATTAGAAATTTAGCTTTTTGCGTTCTGGAAGGCACAGACCGCACCGATGTACGAATCGTAGATTGGAATATTATTGACATATTAGGAGAACAGGCAGGCGTCGGTGCTCCTAGATGTCATAAGTGCGCAACCGCGGCACGGTATGAGCATGCAAGCAATGGCTTGTTCTCTTGCACTAAGCATACGCCTCGAAAGAAGAAGGCTCTGACCAAGACAGAGATAAACAAGATGACTCCGAACCAGATTCACGAGTTGTTGAAGGCGGAAGGACTGACGACCGAAGCTACCAAAAAGGCAGACCTGGTCAAGCTCTTGTACAACCACTACAAGCAGAATACGTGGAAGAAGTGTGTATCGTCAGCAATCCAGGGATCCGTGTTAGATCTGGCTCCGGCGATTATCAAGAGTCTTGATGCACGGGCAACTTCGTGGCAAGGGGCAGACATTGCTGCGTTTGAGAACCAAATGGACCGCCGGATGTTTGGCGTACAGGCAATGTTGCAGATGTATTTTTCGTGCCGAGGATTTCGTTGCTCAGGGGTCTCAGCGACTCACAAGCTGTCGAACATTGTGACAGTGGATGATTCAACTGCAAGCTATAAAGGACGCAAAACGACAGGCATAGCGCATGCTCGCGAACTCGTTCCTCAAGTGAACCAGGCACATTTCTTGTCGCACCCCAAGAAGGATGATCTTGCGGATTCATTCTTACAAGGTCTTTGGGTATTAGAATACAATAAGAAGTAAACACAATGGCTACGGCTGAACTAGCAATCACCGCACTTGCAGCTGCGCTCGGTTCAGTGGGCGCTGCTACCTATTTGGGTCTCACTGGAATGACAGGTCCGGTGGCCCCACCACCGGTAGCACCGGAACCCGCTCCGTCCGGACCCATTGCCGTAGGTGGTGGATTTACTGGGCCCACAGGACCCACAGGTGCAGGCGCTACCGGACCCACAGGACCCATTGCCGTAGGTGGTGGATTTACTGGACCCACAGGACCCACCGGTGCAGGTGCTACCGGACCTGCTGGACGCGATGGTGTGGATGGCGCTGTCGGACCCACAGGTGCAGGCGCTACCGGACCTGGTGGTGTGGATGGCGCTACCGGACCTGCCGGACGCGATGGTGTGGATGGCGCTACCGGACCTGCTGGACCTGGTGGTGTGGATGGCGCTGTCGGACCTGCCGGACGCGATGGTGTGGATGGCGCTGTCGGACCTGCTGGACGCGATGGTGTGGATGGCGCTGTCGGACCACAGGGACCACCGGGACCACCGGGACCACCGGGACCACCGGGACCACCGGGCGGTGGAACGGGAGCACACATACCTGGACCCCAAGGTGACCCGGGACCCCCTGGACCCCCAGGACCAATGGGTGGAGCAGGAGCCAAAGGTGATCCGGGACCCGCTGGAGCTCCGGGTGCCAAAGGTGATCCGGGACCCGCTGGACCCCCAGGACCAATGGGTGGAGCAGGTGCCAAAGGTGACCCGGGACCTGCTGGACCCCCAGGACCAATGGGTGGAGCAGGAGCCAAAGGTGATCCGGGACCCGCTGGAGCTCCGGGACCCGCTGGACCCCCAGGACCAATGGGTGGAGCAGGTGCCAAAGGTGACCCGGGACCTGCTGGACCCCCAGGACCAATGGGTGGAGCAGGAGCCAAAGGTGATCCGGGACCTGCTGGACCCCCAGGACCAATGGGTGGAGCAGGAGCCAAAGGTGATCCGGGACCTGCTGGACGCGATGGTGTGGATGGCGCTGTCGGACCACAGGGACCACAGGGACCACAGGGACCACAGGGACCACAGGGACCACAGGGACCGGTCGGGCCACGACTAACGCGTGCTGACTTATTGGAGATTCTTGGTATTACGGGATTTGCGCCACGACCTCCTCTAGGACCCTCCCCCTTCGATGAACTTGCAGTAGCACGAGCAGCACGCGCAGGACTCCCGCCCCGGGCTGCTCCTCCTCCGGCTGCCCCGGGTCCGGCTGCTCCTCCTCCGGCTGCTCCTCCTCGGGCTGCACCTCCTCCGGCTGCACCTCCTCCGGCTATTCCACCACTAAATGAACCACTTGATCCTCGTCAAAGACAGATGGCAGGGCTTCCACCATTGACAAGAGAACAGCAACTCGCATTTAGGGTTAACAACAATGCTTTTGGAAACCTTGCAAATCGAGATGGACGACAATGGACACCTGACAGAGATAGACGGGGAGGACGAAAAACGTATCGTAAGAGGATATCTAGAAGAAAAACTAAGAAGCATATATAATGTCGACTGCCGAGATTGCAATCGCTGCACTTGCAGCTGCTATTGGAACTGCTGGAGCCGTGACTGCATTAGGTACTAGCAAACCGGGAGCACCGCCACTGCCGGGACCGGGAGGACAGGGGGGACCGGGGGGACCACCTCTACCGCCGGGAGGACCGGGGGGACCGGGAGGACCGGGGGGACCACCTCTACCGCCGGGAGGACCGGGGGGACCGGGAGGACCGGGGGGACCACCTCTACCGCCGGGAGGACCGGGGGGACCACCTCTACCGCCGGGGGGAGCACCTCCGCTGCCGGGATCTGGCGCCCCTAGACCAGGTTTAAATGAAGTGTTGCGTAACGCAAGGTTCCGCGATCAAGCGCGTCGGCGTCGGTCGGCGCTGCCTGACCTTGTTAGCCCGGATCCAGCACCGGCTCCAGCACCGGCTCCAGTACCGGCTGCGGCTCCGGTTCCGGGCGCGCGTCGTCGTCGCGTTTCAACTTTAAGAAGGAAGCCCAAGACAAGAAGTAAGAATGGACGTAGATCTCCTCGTAAATCCACAATCCGCAGGTATCGCTAATCTTGAAACTGTCGACCTCCCTACGCTCACGTTTGATGAAGTCTCTGCTCCCACCCCCGCACCTGGACCCAAGCTGGTCCCTTCGTCTGAAGAGAC